TTTATTAGTTCGAACATTTTTAGTTAATAATTCTATTAATAGAACTCTTGTAACTTGGTCTAGAGGTACTAATGGAAACAGTGTTAGTTTTGATCTTCAATATCGAATAGGGAATGGTGATTGGTCTTCAAGTGAAAGAACAACTAGATTAAATTGGGAAAAAGATGGTTTGGCTACTGGTGCAAAATTAAATTTTAGAGTGCGAGCTGTAGGACCAAAACCAATCGAAAGAACATCACCTTGGGTAGCTACAGAATATGAAATTCCTAATTTAGTTGTTAATGAACCTTGGAGAACAGATCCTAATAATCCTGATGCTCCTGATCAAACGCCACCACCTAATGCTGAAGATGTAACTCTCCAAGTTGCTTCAGGTAATGAAGTGATTTTGAGATGGAAGATCCCTAATACTCCTGATATTAATAAGTCTGATCTTTTGACGATTATTCGTCATTCAACTGAATTAGATAATAATGGAAAATATGGAGTTGGAACATGGGCAAATAGCACAGTATTAAATGTCGTTAATGCAACAACTAATTATGCAGTTTTACCTTTAATAGAGGGAGAATATCTAATTAAATATCAAAATAGCATTAATGGTTTAAAAAGCTCAACTGCAACCTCTGCGGTTGTTGATATCCCTGATCCTATTCCTAAACATGTCGTTAGAACAGATAGAGAAGATCTAAGCACACCGCCTTTTGACGGTAATCATGTTGGAACTTATTACAATGATGGGACTGGAATGATCGGGCTCCAACTAGATGGGACCGACTTTATTGATGATGTTGTTGATTTTGATTCTTTAACAACATTAGATTTTATTGGAGACAGACAATCTAGCGGTACATATTTCTTTGATGCTCCTCTTGATTTAGGTGGAAAATTTTCACTTGACCTAAAACGACGAGTTAAATCACAAGGTATTTATCCAAGTGATTTATGGGACTCTAGAGATGAATTAATTGATAGATGGGAGGATATCGATGGATTAGAAGCAGATGCTTGTAGCGTTAAAGTTTTCTTTAGAGCGTCAGACGAGACAATCACTGACGATGAATTGTTATTTGAAAGCGGCGATAAGATCCAATTAGAAGATAGTTCTCTAACTACAGACAATTTGATGTTAGAAAATAATGTCTTATATAGTGCTTGGATTCCTATGGAATCAGGAAGATATACAGGGAGATTATTCCAATTCAAAGCTGAATTAACGTCTGATGCTATTGATCAAACTCCTGTTGTTGAAGAGCTTGGAATGACTGCAACGATCCAATCAAGGACAGAAGCAAGCACTTCAACTATTACGTCAGGAGCAGGTGCAAAATCTGTGACTTTCGCCAATGCATTTTATGAAACAGGAGAAACTCCTCCTGTTAGTTTAGGCATCACTGCAAACAATATGGCATCAGGCGATTACTATGTGTTGAGTAGCGTTACTCGAACTGGATTTACGATCCATTTTAAAAATTCGAGTAATGCAAGTATTAGCCGAGATTTTGATTATCAAGTCATCGGCTACGGAATGGAAACCACTTAAATCTGAAAAATGTCTCAAAACGACCTAAGTATTGCCAATCAATCTGGGGGAAGTTTCCGAAGTGATTTAAATAATGCTTTGCAAGCATTAGCTAGTGTTAGTTCTGGCGCCTCTGCGCCTTCAACCACCTATGCGTACCAAGTCTGGCTCGATACCACAACAGCAACGGCCCCAATAATTAAACAGCGAAATTCAGCAAATAATGCATGGCTGACTATTGGAACAGTTAATGCTGATGCAACCATTTCAATGGCTGGGACTAGTGCATTTGACATTCCGGTTGGTACTACGGCGCAAAGACCCACCGCAAATGCTGGTCAAATTCGATATAACACCACTCTTAGTAAATTCGAAGGAAACAGCGGATCAGCTTGGGAGTCTTGGGTTTCTTTAAATGCTTCTAATAATTTAGTTTTTGCGGATGGCGCAGGTTTAGATTTCAGTGCTTCTGCTGGTGGTGGAGCAAGTTCTTCAATCTTCCATGATTATGAAGAGGGAACGTATAATCCAACTTTCACTTGTGGATCAGGAACAATCGCAGTTGATTCTTCATTTAATACACTTGCTTATACAAAAGTAGGAAGAGTTGTTCATCTCTCTGGAGAGATTAAAGTGGGTGCTACTAGTTCTTCTTCAGGAACATTGGATATAAGTCTTCCGTTTACAAGTATGACAACATCTGAAACAAGTGCTTTAGGTCAGTTTTCCGTTAACTCAGATATTGATATAAATAATTCGGCTCTTGCTCTGTTCCTAAAATTTGGATCGGCCAGCGCTAATGCAAGATTTGTTATACAACAAGACAACAGTACTTGGGATAACATCCCTGCTCAAGACGTGAACACAGGTGATTTATTTGCCTTCTCTGGCTTCTATTTCGCCAGCGCATAAAATTATTTACAAAGAGGAATTAAGAAATGGCCGACAAGAAGATCAGCGCATGTGCCGAACTTTCAGCACCTGATGGTGCCGACGTTTTGCCTATCATTGATTCAAGTGAATCGGCAGATGCTAATAAGAATAAAAAAATTACGCTCTCAACTTTATTTAATAAAATCAAAGATGGATCAGCAGCATCTCCTTCGTTGGGGTGGTCTTCTGATGCAGGCACAACAGGAATTTATCGTAGTGCTGCTCACGAAATAGGGTTTGGAGTTAATACAAATTTTCAAGGCGCATTTTATAGCGGCGGATTGAAATTAGGGTCAGGGACTGCAGGAGCCCAATTACATTTATTCAGTTCAGATACGACCGATCAAGTTATTGTCGAGAACACCGATGCGGGAGTCGATACTGCACCTGATCTAGTATTGTT